GGCGTTGACGAGCCGACCGTCGAGCTTCACTGGCTTGTGGCGCATGATCGAGGTGCAGGAAGATCAGCGCTGGAGTTGATGGCGAAGCAGGCCGACAAGCACGGCGTCACGGTGCAGGGTTATGCAGTGCCGATGTCTGCGGCGGCTGGCAAGACCATGTCAGTGGCGAAGCTCGAAAAATTCTACGAGCAGTTCGGCTTCAAGCCAGTCGGGCGCCGCGACAAGGACGGCTACAAGAAGATCGTGCGGGCGCCGCAGAAGGTGCGCGACAGTCTGATGCCGTTGTTCGAGGAGCATGAGCACCCGCGCGGCACTGGCGGCAAGTGGACCGCGAAGGGCGCCAGTGCGAAGCAGCGCACCGAGCGAAACCGCAGGGCGATCACCGCGCTGCGTGAGGTCGAGCAGGAGGAATTCGTCCCGCAGACCGAGACGCCTGAGTTCAAGGCGTGGTTTGGCCAGAGCAAGTTGACTGACGAGGACACCGGCAAGCCGAAGGTGCTCTATCACGCCACCGGAAAAGATTTCGATGAGTTCAAGGCGGGCGGCTTTGATCCGAAGATCAGTGGCCCGGCCATCTGGGTCTCACCGCATGCGGAGAAGCAACCGGCGTTTCACAATCTGAAGCGTCGCGACAAGGAAGGCGTCATCGAGGATCTTCGCGTGATCCCGGTATTCGTGCGGATGGAAAGGCCGCTGACGATCGACTCGCCGACGATGCTGGACTGGGCGCGTGATGTCTTCGCGGGAGGCAATAAGGATTTCCCGCAGATCATGAAGCCTGAGTGGGTGGCGGAGCTCCGGCGCGACGACGAATACGATGGCGTGTGGTTCAAGGGAGAGAAGCTCGGCTGGGGCGATTTCTCCGATGAGGTGATCGTCTTCGATCCCAACCAAGCGAAATCCGCGATTGCCAACAAGGGCACGTTCTCGCGCACGAGCAACAAGCTGCGCGACATGCTGCATGATGCGGGCATGTGGGCCGAGGAGAAACACGAGCGCGTGCCAGCGGGTGAAGGTGGCGGCGGACGGTTCGGCACCGTCGGCATTCCGCTGGTGTGGAAGCAGTCGCGCGCGATCGCAGCATTGATGGGCAAGGACATCCCGAGGCAGAAGACGCAGCCGACACCGGAGCAGATCGCCAAGGAATTGAAGCTCGATCTCGGTGCCATCAAGGTTGGCGGCGATACTTGGAATAAGGAGACCGCGATCCGGCTGGAGACCGAGTACCAGTTGGCGCGGCCTGCGATGGATCAGTTGCTGGCGTCTTACGAGAAGGGGCCGCAGGAAGAGCCCGACGAGAATGTCGGCGAACTGTACTCGGCATCAGAGGGCAAGCTGATCAAGGCGGGCGAGCCCGGCTACGACAAGCTGCTGAAGGCGTACAAGGAGAACGCCGCCCAAGAGGAGCAGGAGGAAAAGGAATACGAGGGCACGCCCGAGCCTGCCGAGTGGGATCTGCTGAGCGACGATGTGCACGACCAGATCGCCAACGAGTATTACGACAAGGCGCTCAACGACTACGTCGAAAGCGAAGTGACGTCTTGGCAGGAGAGTGGCGGCGCGCTCGATGAAGCCAAGGCGGCGCTGACACAGGACAATGACTGGATCATAGAGACCGTGACCGACATCGTTGAGGGCGATGACGACGAAGACGATGACGAGGAGGAAGAAGGCCCGGAGGTCATCAAGGTCGGCAAACTGATGAAGCCGGTGCCGAAGAAGACCGGCTGGAAATTCAGCACCACCGACATCATCGATTCCATCAGTCTGGACTACAACAGCAATGGTGAGGGCAGCGGCAAGTTGAAGGTCACGATTGACGACGACTATCTGCAGAAGCCGATCGGCGTCGAGCAGGACCCGAACCAGAGCGAGATGGCGCTCGGTGAAAAGGACTATTCGAAATATCTCACTGGCGCGCAGCGTGCCGAGCTCAAGATCAGGATCACCGCCGCGTTCGAGAAGCAGGCCGAGAAGAACGCCGACAACGTTGAGCCACCCGATTTCTCCGACTCCGCCAAGGAGTACATGCAGGAGAATTGGGAAAGCAACATGGGCAACGACGAAAAGTATGAATGGGCGAAGTACAACACCTCGATCATCAATGATCTGCAGGAAGAATACGAAAAGGAATATGCCGAGTTCGAGGAGACCGGCAAGTCGGTGCCGGGCGGCATCATCGGCATTCCGGACAAGTTCGATCCGCTCAACGAGACAAGCGGCGAGGACTACAGAAAGACCCAGCGCATCGCGCGGCAGTTGTCGCTCGACCGTGCGCTGGCGGTGATGAACGAACGCAAGATCGAGTTTGGCGCGGGCGTGGTGCCGATGACGGCATTGAGACGGATCGACAACCAGTTATGGGAAGCGTGGAAGGGATCATCGACATCCGAGGATGGCTTGTTGCTGCAAGTGGCGACTGCTGATGAACTGGGTGGTCGGCTCAACGACAAGACCGGCAAGGGCGGCAAGGTGGTGCTCGACAAGAAGAAGATCGCCAAGGAAGCCGACCAAACCTTCAAGAGCATCGGTGGTTACGAGGGCATCAAGGCCTATGTGCGCGGCAAGTGGGAAGCGACGCAGTATCTGTTGGACAAGGCCGATCTCGATGAGCTCGAACTGTATCGCGGCATCGCGCTCGATCGCGACAAGTACGAGCAGGCGCAAGGCGAGGTGGAAATCGTTGACGGCTATCAGAAGGCGACCAACCTCAACATCGTGCGCAACGGCGCCGCATCGACCTCGGTCAAGGCGTCGGTGTCGAACAAATGGTCGAGCGATGACAGTCGTGTGGTGATACGCTTGCACATCCCGCGCACCGCTGCGATCTCGATCCCGGCCTATGGCATCAACGTGCACTCCGAGGCCGAGGTGGTGGTGGCTGGCACCGCATGGAAAAGCTGGGATGCGTGGCTGGAGGAAGCCCCGACATTCGAGAAACGAAAGATCGCTGCGTGATGGCAAAGAAACCAGAGCCGCCGAAAGAGGAAAGCAAGAGCGGGATGATCGACATCGACATCCTCGGCATGGAGCTTGAGAAAGGCCTGCCGCACTGGCTCGATCCGATTGAGAAGTACAAAGGCAAGCACGACGCCGATCGCAAGAAGAAACAGATCGAGCGTTCGAACAAGATCATGGGCAAATGACCAGCCGCGATCCGACCCGCAGCGCCGGACTGCGGCGCCACGGGCGCACACTGGTCAACCGCCGTGTTCACGCGCTCTATCAGCGGTTGCGGCAGGGATTTCAGGAGCACGACGTCGCCGGACTGCGGCAGGCTGATCAGCCGACCATCAGCCACGTGGCGTTCATTAATTGGATGGAGAGCGTGTCACACAAGCTCGCACGCGCCGAGGGTATGATCGGGCACGTGGTCGAGGCGACGCTACTGGCGCCCGTAGACTGGCCGCACGAACTGATCGAGAAGGCTGTCGAGCATGGCATCGTTCTCGTTGAAACCGAGCTTCGCACGTCGCTTGGACACCTTGACGCTTCCGAGGTGTCACGACTGCATGCGGGCGCGGCCACGGCTGAGGTTCGGGGAATTGCGGGCGAGACCGTCCGCAGGCTGTTGCGGCACGTGGTTCGTTCGCTTGAAGTCAAGGAAGCACCCGAGGCGCTGATGCGCGAGGTGCGCAAGACGATCGAGAAGATCACGAGACTGCGTTTGCATCTGATGGTGAACACGGGCGTGGTGCGCGCGGTCAATGCTGGAAAACTATTCGCGTATGAATCAGAGGGGATCACCCGAGTCGGGATCGAACCAGAATGGTTGCCTCACACTGATGCTCATCAACACAATCGTTTGGCTGATCATCATCCTCGGCTTAATGGCGCTGCTGTACTACTAGACGTGCGATCGAAGAAGTCGAAGCGGCGCCAGCGCACCGCATCGAACAAGGCCAGACGCAAGCGCAGGAAGACGCCCGAAGAAGAGATACTGGAGACGGCGTTCACCGAAGGATCTGCAGCATTGGGCGGTGGTCTCGCGGTGGAGATCGCGGGCGAGTTGCTCAAGGCGGTGCTGGAGCCTGAAGAGCCCGAGCCGACACTGGTCAACGTGCTCACCGCAGGCGACGACCGCGTGTGTCAGGACTGCGAAGACATTGCGGCAGATGGGCCGTACGAGTTGGACGAGGCACGCGCTCTGATCCCGGCTCATCCAAATTGTCGTTGTGCTTTCATTCCCTTCGGCGATAAACGCTTTGCTCCGCTGATGGAGCAGGAAGAGGCCGAAGAGGAGTGGGAAGAATGAAGCGATTTATTGTCAACGAGACTTTCACAGACGAGGACACCGGCACCGAATATTTCCAAGGCGCCATCTACGAGCTCGACGCCAAGACCAAGGCGAAGCTCGACCAGTGGGTTGCCGAGGACAAGGTCCGAGATCCGGACGTGTCGCAGGACGATGACGACGTCGAGAAGACCATCGATGAGGCCAAGGCCAAGCACGAGGCCGAAGAAGACGAAGACGAAGACGAAGACGAAGACGAAGATGACGACGACGAGAAGGACGAGCCTGCATGAACCTACAGCGCGGCTACATCGCTGAAAGAAAAGATCGACAGCATCCGGTCCTTGACCCGGATGCTGCTTCCTTCAACGCGATCGAGACCGCGATGTTCTCCGGGGGCTACACGACGACATGGTACGCGACCGCCAACAAGACATTCAGGCTATCGCCGAACTGGGAATTGACGCCGATCGAACCCGTTGTGAAGTGACGCGGCAATGGATCAGCCTCTGACGAGAGAGCAGGAGGAATTGCATTTCGGCGATACGCTGTATCGCAAGCCGAAGTCGAAGTCGGTGGTGCGCATGCGCGGCTTCGTTCGGACCGATCCGACCGAGCCGCTGCCGATCGATCCCGAGCCGCCCGCAGCGTGGCTGGTCAATCGTCTCGCGACCGATGAGGAAGGCGACCCGCTACAGCAGGGCATCTTCTCGAATTACAACGACGACATCATCCTCGAAGCGGATTCCAACACGCTGGTCGGGCGGTACTCTCCGGCAAGAGGTCCCGCCGAATCTCTGATCATCGGTGACGGGCTGCGCGTCGAGGATGGTGTACTGATCGGCGAGGGTGGCGGCGAGAAGGGCGACCCGGGACCGCCCGGGCCGCAGGGGCCACAGGGGCCTATGGGGCCGGGTGGCGCATCGTCATCAGCATTCGACTATCGCGCCGACACACAGGTGCAATCGACCACCACCGATCCGGGTGCGGGAAAGTTTCGCTGGAATAACGCGACGCAGCAAAGCGCGACGATGCTGTCCATTGATCGATTGACGATGGACAATTTCGATCCGACCGCGATGTTCACGACGGCGCAGTTTCACGACGAGATCATCATTCAGGAAAAGACGCTCGCCGCGCACTACCAAGAATTCACCATGACCGGCCCGGCGGTGCTGATGGGCGGCGGCGACTGGTTCACGGTGCCGGTGCAGTTCGTCAGGCAGGGCGGCGGATCATTCTCGAACAACACCGCGTGCTCGATCCTCGTGCGCACCAAGGGCGAGAAGGGCGACGCCGGACCGCAGGGTCCGCAGGGCATTCAGGGGCCGCCCGGCTCGATGGGTCCCGCCGGTCCGCAGGGTCCGGTCGGCGGCATGGGTCCGGTGGGACCGCAGGGACCGAAGGGCGACACGGGCGCCCAAGGCGTGCAGGGCGTCGTCGGTCCCAAGGGGGACAAGGGCGACAAGGGCGACACCGGCTCTCAAGGCCTGCAGGGTCTCAAGGGCGACAAGGGGGACAAGGGCGACACCGGCCTGATGGGGCCGCAGGGTCCGAAGGGCGACACCGGTCTGCAGGGCAACGTCGGCCCTGAAGGTCCGGCATCGACCGTGCCGGGGCCACAGGGACCACAGGGAGAGCAGGGCGAGATCGGCCCACAGGGGCCGTCGGGAGACTTTGGCGACAACGAAGCTCCATTGGACGGCGAGATTTACGGGCGCTCTATGGGCGCTTGGACGGTCGTGGAGAGCGGCGGCGCCAGCGTCACGATCTCCGACACGCCGCCCGTGGCCGAGAAGCCGGGCGATCTCTGGTACAACTCGGCGACGGGCTTCATCTTCGTCTGGCTGGATGACGGCACCTCCACGCAATGGGTGATCACCAACCCGGTGATGCCGGTGGCGGGGCCGCAGGGCATTCAGGGCGTCCAAGGTATTCAGGGCATTCAGGGCATTCAAGGCATCCAAGGTCCTGTCGGTGACATGACTGTCGCTACCGATGATGTTGCGCCCGCTACAGCAGGAGACAGAACGCTGTGGTGGAGTGGAGCGGAAGGCGTTCTGTATATTCGATTCCGGGACGCGGACAGTGTCGCATGGGTGCAGGCGGTGCCGTCAGCCGTCGATCTTTCCACCCGCGTTCGTCATGATGCACCGCAAGGCTTGATAGCGTCGCAACAGACGCAGGCACGACAGAACATCGGCACGGAGTCCAAGTCTTACATAGACGATGCAGACTACGGTGTTTGGTTGTCTAGCCAGAATGCGGTGAGATACGAAACGCAGACACTGACAGCGCCACAGCAGACGCAGGCGCGAGCCAACATCAACGCCGCCCAAGCCAGCTTGATCGACGCCGCATGGACACAACTTCCTTTTTCAAATGGCTGGGTGAATTACGCTGCGCCGTATGGTCCTGCCGGATATCGCAAGGTTGGCAACGGATTGGTTGTTCTCAAGGGCCTTGTTCAAAACGGCACAGCCAATCCCATCTGCATTCTTCCGGCTGGATATCGCCCCGGAGCTCAACTTCTGCTCAACGTGCAGACCAGCCCCAACGTCGCATGCCGAATTGATATTACAACCGATGGCCAAGTGAATCACACTGGCGGCAACGCCGGATGGATCTCCCTTGGCGGCATCTGTTTCCTCGCGGAGAATTGAGATGGGCCTCAATTTTCCATCAGCGCCATTGGTTGGTGAAATCTACCCAACGCCAGCACAGCCGGGTGTGCCGCAGTGGAAGTGGAATGGGACATCGTGGAAGGCTCTCAACGTAGACACATCGAGCTACGTGTTGAAAAGCGGCGACACGATAAGCGGCGACTTGGCGGTGCAGGGAAACTTGTCAGTGCAGGGAAAACTGATCGGCGGCACTGCGCTCAATATCGGAAGCAACGCGCTTCCAACTGTCACCGGCACGCTCAACCTCGGCTCGGCTACGTTTCGATGGGGCACGGTCTACACGTCCGACTTGTCACTCAGCAACGGCATCGGGGACTGGACCATCGTTGAAGGTGAGGACGATCTCTTCATCTACAACAACAGGAACGGCAAGGTGTACAAGTTCGCGCTCTACGAGGTTGCTCCCGTCACAGCGCCACCGAAGAAGGCTTGAGGCATGGGCATCGACATCGGCGGCGCGTTCACGGTGGCTGGCGTCAGTGGTGCGCAAGCCTTGAAGATTGCCGGTGCATCCGACGCGTTCACCATCGACACCACGGGCCGCACCAGATACCCGACTCAGATCGGCTTCCAAGCTGGCTACGCCTCCGATCCCGGCTGGTGGGCGCAGCCATCGGGCTGGACCGTCTGGAATTACCAGAACCATGTCCCGTACAATATCGGTGGCGGTTTTTCCGGCGGACGTTTCACCGCGCCGGTTGCCGGTGTGTATCTGTTTCATTGGACTTGCTACCACTACAAACCTTCTGCGGTGGTTGGCAACTACATACACCCGATGCTCTGGATCAACGGCACGGACCAAGCGAACTACCGATTTTCGGCCTACTGGACGCCAGCGGGCTATTCCTTCGACAGCGATCTGACAGAGATGCTCTACTTGAACGTCGGCGATTACGTTGACGTGCACATCTATTTCTCTGCCGCTGGGATGAGCGGCTATCCCGCACACTCGCATTTCGACGGCTGGCTGGTGGGCTGATGGGCATCGACATTAACGACACCATTCTTTCCAGCAGTGCGGGACTGATCGCTACCAATGCTGGCAAGCAACTCATGAAGATGGGTCCGACCGGCACACTGCAACGCTACAATCTGGGCCAGCCGATGTTTCGCGCGGGCGGCACTTCTGGTTCATGGACCGCTATAGGGACCAGTGTGTGGGCAGTAGTCCCCGGCCTCACCACAACCGATGTCAATGTCGGGACATGCTACAACGTCGCTAACAGTGTGTTCACCGCGCCTGTCACTGGCGTCTACATGCTTGCTGCTCACGCCTACACGCTTATTAACGATGCCGGGGCTTATACCCACCCGATGTTCTGGGTTAACGGGTCATCTTCTGCGCGTCGAGCTTCGCCAGCGGGGGCGCAGTATCGCATACGGGGCCACGGCATCACCGCAGGATATTCCGTCGATAATTCCATCTGCGAGTGCATACCGCTGACGGCCAACGACTACGTCCAGTTTTACAACTATGCCGGTGCGTCGGTTTCCATGCTTCCGGCATACAGTAGATTTGAAGGGTATCTGTTGTTCTGATGGGTATCGACATAGGCGGCAACACGTTTACGCAGGCGAGTTCGGTGCTCACCATCAACACCGGAGTGCCGATGCGTTTGCTCTCAGCCGGGCATGTCGTGCGACCAAATCAGGTGCTGTTCATCGTGCGCGGGGCGGCAGCCGACTGGGTAAGCCTTCCCAACGGCTGGAATTTTCTAACGACGTTCACAAACATCAGAGTGAATGCTGGCGGTTGCTACAGTGGCAGTCGCTTCACCGCGCCGGTCGATGGCATGTATTTCCTTCAGATGACCGGCGGGCACTATCTGAAGGACGGCGCGAGTGTCAGCTACTATTGGCACCCTCTATTCGGCGTGAACGGGTCAGAGGCCGGTCGCACTGTCACGGCCAATGCAAACCTTCGTCTGCGCGGCCACGGCGTGTCAATCGCCAGCTATGAGGACGGCAGCGTCACTCAAATCTACAAGCTGTTTGCTGGCGACTACGTTCAGCCTGCCGTGTACTCGAACGGCAGTCCGCTCAACAGAATTTACCCGCCGTACCAGCAATGGAGCGGGTTTTTATTAGGATAGAATAATGCCTGATCTAACTATCACACTGACCGACGACGAAATGCGGGCCTTGGCGTATGTGGCGGTGGACCCGGTGGAATGGGTCACCAACTTCGCCAAGAACCGCGCCGCAGCGGCCATGAATGAGATTTACGAAACCGAGATGGCGCGGATGATGGCTGATCCAGACATCAAGACCATTCCTGCCGACAAAGATGCGGTGGTGCGTGCTGCAAAGATCAAGAGCGCAGCGGAACGGCACGCCGAGTTCTTGGCTAACCCGCCAATTCCGCCAGAGGGCGTGACAGTCGGATGAGTTTTAACTTTCCTGACGCGCCGATCGTTGGACAGGTGTTCTCGCCGTACGAGTGGGATGGCGAAAAGTGGGTTATGCAGATCAAGCCCGGCAAGGGCGATGCGGTGGTGTCGGTGGGCGATACGCCACCGCCAGCGCCGACCGATGGTCAGTTCTGGTGGTGCTCATCGTCAGGCATTTTATATTTTCGCTACAACGACGGTTCGAGCGCGCAATGGGTGGTCGCTGCGCCGGGCGAGAAGGGCGATCAGGGAAACCAAGGCCCCAAGGGTGATACTGGCGACACTGGCGCCGACTCCACGGTGCCCGGACCGCAGGGACCGCAAGGACCGCAGGGGCCGCAGGGTATCCAAGGCATCAAAGGCGACACGGGCGCAGCGGGCGCGCAATGGACGCAGATTACGCAGGCCGCTTACAACGCGCTGTCGCCGCCCAACCCGACAACGCTCTACGTGATCATCGGGTAGGTTATGACCGCGCTCAACTACGCCGACAAGATTGCCATCGGCGCCGGGCAGGCCACCAAGGTGTACGTCGGCTCGACGCAGGCATGGCCGCGATTTGTGCCGACCAGCATCAGCGGGTGTGTGATCTGGCTCGATGCATCAAAGCTGGCGCTGGCGAACGGCGCGGCGGTGTCATCGTGGACGAACCTCGGCAGCGGTCCGCAGCCAACGCTCTTCGGGTCTGGTGCTCCGGTGTTTCGCACCAACGCGTTGAATACGATCATGCCGGTTGTTCGGCAGACTGGTACGCAAGGCAAATTCAGATTTGCTGGGACAGGTGTCGATAAGGAATACACGCTGGCCTTGGTCGCGCGGAAATGGTCAGCGACTACTGGCCGTCTCTTCAGTACGCCACCAGCGAATAACGTCTTGTTTGGTTGGTGGGGCGACCGCATTGACTTGACCCACAACAGTGGATGGCTTGCGCCTGACATCGTCACGCCGGGCACAACGGCGTGGAAACTTTACTCGGCGGATCAGACAGCAACATCGGCGAGATTTTTTTCCAACGGCGCGTTGCTGAGATCCAGCACCACCGCCGCTTCTGGCCTTGGCGGGGCTTTGTGGTTCGGTGGATATGACGACACTACCGAGTTTGGTGATGGCGAATACGCCGAGGTGATTCTGTACAACCGCAAGCTCTCCGACGCCGAGCGTCAAGCAGTGGAGAAATATCTGCGGGAGAAGTGGATTGGCGGCACGCCGTTGTGGTCGCCATCTGATCTCGGCGCAAACCTCACCGCTTGGTTCGACAGTTCGGATCTGGCGACGGTCCAACTCGCTGGCCAAGGCGTTAATAACTGGGTCAACAAGAAGAGCGGCGGCACGATGACGCTGACGCAAAGCGTCAACGACACCTACCGGCCAACGATCCAAGGCAACGGCGTGAGCTTCGCACTGGCGCAGGGAATGAATGCGACCGGTGGACCAGCATCGTTCGATGTTTTCGTGGTCGGCAAACCCAACCCACCCGCCGCTGATCCGGTCAATTGGCGGACGTTGCTGCGCAGTGCGAGTTGTCACGAGATCATCGTTGAAGATAAATCGCCGCGCCTCGGCACCTACAATGGCGGCTTCTTTAATGCGGTTGTCGGGCTCGTCAGTCCAAACAACATGACGTCGTACACCACACCCGCGCCATACGTCGCATCTGAGTCAAACCCGTATGCTGGCTATCCGGCGTGGTACTCATGGGATGGAAACGCCAGCACCTATTCGCACAGCGCCAACCCGACCACGACCGAAGCCTACTGGATCAAGATCGATCTTGGCTCCGCCAAGTATGTCACCGGCTACACCTATCAAGTGCGTCCGGAAGCCAACTCTCCGCAGCAATGGAAGGACTGGCTGTTTCAGGGATCGAACGACAATGTGAATTGGACGACGGTCGATACCGTCACGAACAATCCAATACAGGCGACGGGTTCGGCGGTCGTCGGCTATGCGTGCGATAATCCGGGGACCTACCGCTACTATCGATGGTACGTCACGGCTGGTCAGAACTACTCGCCGCCCTACGCTGCGGCGGCAGCGCTCGATCTTTATGAAGGGCTAACTTGGCCAGCGGTGGATGGTCTTTGCTTCGCGCGCGTTGCGCCGAGCACCGTCGTGCAAATATCGCGTGACGGTGGCGTGCTGCGCTCTACCGGCACCACCCTTCCGGCCACCAGTGCTGCGACAACGATGTTTGGCTGTTACATGGGTACGCCACCGACGCAGGGCTTTGGCGCGGTCAGAGAAGTGATCTTCGTTCCGAACAATCTGGAAAGCGAGCGGCAGCGGATCGAGGGCTATCTCTCGCACAAATGGGGGCTGCAGACGCTGCTTCCCGCTGGCCATCCCTACAAGGCAGCACCGCCATGAGTTTGAATTTTCCAGACGCGCCGAGCATCGGCCAGACCTATCCATCGCCACCGGTCGATGGAATCTCGACCTATACATGGGACGGCGAAAAATGGACGGTCAGGCTCAACTCATCGCCGAGCAATTCCCTTCCGCTGATGAATGGCGCCGCTGATGGCGGCATCTCGGACGCCTATTCGCGCGAGGACCACGTTCACCCGACCGACAGCACACGGCTCGCGGTGGCGGGCGGACAGACACTCACGGGCGGCTTCTTATTTGCTCCGGCGCCGCTGGCGGCAGGCAACATCACCATCAATGCGCTGCTCGGGAATTATCAGTACATCGCCAACAACGGAGCCTTCACCATCAACTCGGCGACCAGTGATTGCGCGATTGATCTCATGGTGACCAACAGCGGGACCGCTGGTGCGATTACATTTTCCGGCTTCACGATCGGCACCAACACAGGAGACTTACTGACGACGGCGAACGGAGATCGCTTCATCATCTCGTTCCGCCGTATCAATGCAATATCAACTTATGTAGTTAAGGCGCTGCAATGATCATACTGCCTGACCGAAACATCGCGCGCGCCAAATATCTGACGCCGCTGCACTACAAGCAGTGGCGGCCACCGATATGGTGGGAAGGCCGCGAAACCGGCAACGTCCTTGGCGTCTACTTCATCGTTCAAGCGTTTCGCAGCAATGGCGAGATGGTATGGAAGGGATGGTTTGAGGACCGTGAAGATGCTGACGAATTTATGTACAGCGTTGTCACCGCCAACATCCGGCAGGATCGCTACATCCAGAGACTACCGCAGAAGATGCCGTGGTCGGAGGGCGGGATCGATCCAACGTGGCTCTACGAAGAAGGCATCTTCTACAATCTGGTTTCACTTGGCGCCATCGGGCCAAGCACCGCGAACTGGACCGTGCCCGGTGACTGCTATGGATTCAGAAGCCGTGCTGGTGAATTTTGCGATGTGATTGGTCCCGGCGGCGGCGGTGGCGCTGGCTGCTCTGGCGCTAGCGCGGCGGGTGGCGGCGGTGGTGGATGGGCGCGCATCTATAGTTACGCAATGTCTCCCGGCCAAGCATACACTTATGTCATCAGCGCTGGCGCTGCGGGTGCTGACGTTGACGCCTACAATGGCACGTCTGGTGTTGGCGCTGGAGCGGCTGGCACTTGGTTCATATCGTCAGGCGTTCTGTATTGCACGGGCGGTGGCGGCGGCAACTATGCAAACGGTCAGACAACAGGTGGTGCTGGCGGTGGCGGTGTTGCGGGTGCGATAGGTTACACCGGAGGACGTGGCGGCACTTCTGCGAACTATCCTTACAGCGGTGGCGGTGGTGGCGGCGGCGGGTGTGGTCCTAACGGCAACGGATCGCAAGGTGGAGACGGTGGCGGGGCGCAGTATGCTCAAACGGCTGGCGGCAATGGCAATGGCAACCAGATAGGTGGTGGTGGTGCCGGTGGTGCCGCTGGTGCAAATGGAAACTGGTATGGACCTTGGGGGCCGGGTGGCGGTGGCGGTGGCGCTCGCCCATTGAGCAGTACAGTTAACGGGCGAATGTACGGCGGTCCCGGTGGACATTACGGAGGTGGTGGCGGTGGAGTAGCCGGGCCGGGAGGAAATGCTGGCTCAAGGGCCATCGGTGGTGCTGGTGGCGGCGGTCTTCTCGTTTATGCGTATGAGCCAACAGCTACCATCGTTGTCTCGTCGGTAACGCCAAGCAGTGGACCAACCACCGGCGGTCAGTATGTCACGATTGGCGGCAGCGGTTTCGTCGGCATATCCAGCGCTAATATCGGCGGCGCACCGATCACGAGCATGAGTGTGCCGCATCAAGGCGCGGTGGTTGGCTACACATCCGCAGGCGGCGCGGGCACCTACAACGTCAACGTCTACGGCCCGTACATGACGGGCGTCGGCGGAAGTCTCTACACCTATGTCACGCCGCCATCGGTCAGCAGTGCCGCACCGGCATCGGGACCGACAACAGGCGGCAACTATGTCGCGATCTACGGCGCGAACATGAGCGGCGTCACATCGATCACGTTCAATGGCGTGGCTGGTACTAGCATCTCGAACATCAATGCGAATGGCGTGCAGTGCTACGCGCCTGCGGGCGCGGCTGGTGCCGCCACCGTCATAGTGTCCAATGCCTACGGCAGCGGCAGCGGCGTAGTCTACACCTTCGTCACGCCGCCATCGCTCAGTGCGATCACCTCACCCGTCCCGGCAATCGGTCTGATCTTTGGCGGCACGGATATCACGATGACCGGCGCTAACCTTGCCGGTACTACTAGCGTGATGGTCGGCGGCATTGCGGCAACCAATCTCGTCGTAGTCGATGCCAACACGCTCACCTTCAAGACGCCGCCGCATGCAAAGGGAGTGGTCAGCATCACGGCGACCAACGGCTACGGTACGGCGACTCTGGCGAATTGCTTCACCTACCTACTGCCCGCATCGGGCTTCAACATGCCAATGATGGGAATCTGACATGACGGACAAGACAGACCAGCTAACCCAGAAGATCGAGCGCGAGGTTCGCCAACTGATTGGCGACCAGCACATCCAGATCATCATGCTGCGCAGCATGATCGAGGTGCAGGGACAGCATCCGCAGGAGCAACCGAATCCAAATCCTCCGCCGCAGCCCGAGCCGCAGAAGCCGTTGCCGAATCCAGCGCGGCCAGAAAATCCGGAGCCGGGACACCCGGGACCGTCGCCGGATATTCCGCCACCGTCGCCAAGCCGCACGCCAGTGCCTGACCCGGCGCGCGGCAGTGCCAACGGCCACTATCAGGAGAGGATTGCGAAATGAAAGAGACGATTGAAGTAAACCGTCGCCTTAGTCGCCTTGAGTTCGCTGGCGATTTGGTGATCGTTTATCACGAGGTGGCGGTTGGCGACTATGGCGTGGTGCCCGGTGCCATTATCAACCGCCCCATCAAGGATGCGGAGGTTGACGTCGATGGCAAGAAGATCAAGTTCGAGACGCTGTTGACTGCGCTGAATGCGCTCCTTGAGAAGTGGCGGCAGGAAGATATCGACAATCCTCCTCAAGAGGCGATGCTGTTGCCGGGATCAGCGCCGACGCCTCCTCCGCCGGAGGTGACGCCGCCTCCTCCTCCGGAGTAGGTCCGATGTCCGATGCTGGACCGCGCGTGCGATTTGATGATCAAACGCAGATGCCGCCATATGGTCCGCCGCATCGGCAACCGCCGCCACCGTCAAACTGGTTCAAAGAAAATTCAACGCTGATCTATTTTCTGGTGGCGCAACTGATCGCCATTGGCGCTGGCGGCGCTTCGATGCTCGCCTACTTCACGAAGCTAGAGACCAGAGTCAGCATCATGGAGACTCGGGGAGCAGAGTACACCGTGGCACGCATGACGCGCATCGATGAGCGATTGGCGGTGCTCGAACAGAAGATCAACGCCAATCAAGACCAGATCAAGCGCATCATTGATCGTGTGTTGAACAAGTAGGTGCCGACATGGTCGATGAACTCAGGCGCGCGGCGACCAACACCTACGACACGGCGAGATCGGCACCGCTGGCATTGGCTCTTCTGTTTTTGAACGCCGGGTTTTTGATTTTCGGCGGCTACGTCATCGGCGAACTAGCCGCCAACACTGCGGCGCGCGACAAGGCACAATTTGAACTGATTGAAAAGTTGATCAACGCCACGGTGGAATGCCGCACGCCGTTGCCGCATCTGACACCGCCACCGATCACAACGCCGCCGAAATAACCCACAGGTGACATCATGAAGACGAAGACCACGCAATTCGTGGAGCGCACTGTGCTGGATGCAGGCGTGCTCGAAGACAAGCAGACCAAGCTGCGCGTCACCAGCGACGGCTACATGATCTGCATGCCGCGCATCGCTCGCACCGGGATTCAGGAATATCTCGGCGCCGAGATGGGCCGCACCGATCTGGAGAGAGTGCGGGTCTATCGTCCCGAGGGCGAGGTGTTCGCGAAAGACGCGGTGCGCTCGCTGGCGGGCAAGCCGGTGACGATCGAGCACCCTGACGTGCCGGTTACCGCCAGCAACTGGCGCGATCTCGCGGTCGGACACATCGGCGAGGACGTGATGCGCGACGGTGAATTCATCCGCGTGCCGCTGATCCTGATGGACGCCAAGGCCGTCGATGAAGTGAAGAGCGGCAGGGCCGAGCTCTCGGTCGGCTACTCCGCTGTGATCGAGTGGGCCGATGGCGTCACGCCAACCGGCGAAAAGTACCAAGCCAAGCAAACTGGAATTCGTGCCAACCACGTCGCTATCACCCATACAGCACGTGGTGGACCTCAGCTTCGTATGGGAGACAACGATAGGAGAGACACCATGTCCACCCGCACCATCACCGTAGATAGCCTGCCGGTTACCCTCGAAGACCGCGACGCGCAAATTGTCGAACGCGCGCTCGCCAAGTTCGCAACGGATCTCGCCACGGCACAGACCGCACTCGCCGCTGCGCAGACCACCGCGCAGAACGACTCAGCCAAGGCTGCAACCGAAGTCGCCAACGCGACGGCTCTGGTGCAGACCAAGGATGCCGAACTCACCACGCTCAAGAGCCAACTGGCCGACGCGAAGATGACGCCACAGAAGCTCGACGCGATGGTGACGGCACGCGTCGCCACCGTGCAGCGGGCGCAGAAGATCATCGGCGATACGCTGGTGACCGAGGGCAAGACCGACGCAGAGATGCGCAAGCAAGTCGTTCTCGCCAAGCTCGGCGAAGTCGCCAAGGACTGGACCGAGGACATGATCACCGCCTCGTTCAACACGCTGTCGGTCTCCGATACGGGCGCCGGTGGCAACGGTCTGCAGCACGTCGTCAGCCTCGTCGCCAACAACGAGCTCAGCGGCGATCCGCGCGCGAAGGCCTACACCGACTACAACAACGATCTGTCCAACCGCTGGAAGACCGCAGGCGGTCGCGTCGCTCAGTAAGAGCACCACCAGCGTCTCAATCCATCTTCAACAGGAGTTACGATAATGGCTGAAGTTTCTCAGAGAGACGACGTTAAGCACGAGGAGCCCGCGAAGAACAAAGGCGAGCTCGTCGCGCGCAACGCGCAACAGTTGGCACAGGTCTCGCCCTATGCCGTAGTGCAGTCCACCTTCCCCGAGCAGATGCGTCAGGGTTTCCCGGGAATGATCAACCGGATGGTGGACTACAACGCGGTGACGCGTTCGGTCGAAGGCGCGGCGCCGATCGCTCCGGCGCGTGCGGTGTCGCAATCCACCGCTGCCGACATCAACTGCCTGCTCGGCGGAACGGTGGCGGGCTTTGTCGGCATCACGATCCTCGACCCGACCAGCGTTTATCCGGTCGGCTCCAGCGTGCCCGACGGTGGATACGCGCAGTATTTCAACGTCGGCGTGCTGACCAAGGGCGAGATTTTCGCCACGGCCACCGTGCCGACACTGGCAGGCGATCCCGTGCATTTCGGTGCGGTGGATGGCGTGCTGACCAACACGGGTGCGGTCGGCCCGGTGCCCGGCGCGCGGTGGAAATACGCTCGCCCCGCTAACGAATTGAACGTCGTGCAGTTGGGCATCCAGCGCTAAGCACGCGTCTCGATTTTTTCCAGCAAATCTCAATCACACCGTCAGGAGGACGGAGCTATGAACTACCACATGTTTCAGAGAGACGCGCAGCAACTCGCGTATAACTTCGTGGTCAATCAGACCACGGCGATCGAGAGTCAGGTGATCCGGATTCAATATCCGGAAGTGCAGTACCCTGACCTCGTCCCGGTCGATACCGCAACCGGCAACGAGTGGGTGAAGTCGATCACCTACTACAGCGCCGATATGGTCGGTCGCGCGGACTGGTTTCACCACACGGCGCTTGATGTGCCGCTGGCCGAACTGAGCCGCGAGAAGTTCGAACGTGGGATGGAGATGGCCGCGATCGGTTATCGATACACCCTCGAAGAAGTCGCCAACGCGATGAACACGCCCGGCCTCAACCTTACTGCAGACAAAGCAGCGGCTTGCCGTCGTGCCTACGAAGAGTTCGTGGACAACCTTGCCCTGCGCGGCTCGGTGCCCAAGAACATGCAGGGGCTGATCAACTCATCGCTGGTGACAGCGACGACCGCTCCTGCGGATGGTGCTGCGGGCGCCACCACGTTCGCCAGCAAGACCAACCAGCAAGTCATCCGCGATATCAACTCGGCCATGACAGGCATCGCGACCGGTACGAATTGGCTCTACTACGCCGACACGATCCTGTTGCCGCCAGCCGTGCTGGTCGGTCTCGCCGGACGCATCATTGAGTATTCGTCAATGACGCTGCTCGACTGGATCAAACAGTACAACGTTCTCACGGTGCAGACCGGACGACCGATCACGCTCGCGGGCGTGCGCGGGCTGGAGACCGCTGGCCTCGGCGGCATCAGCCGCATGGTGGCCTATCGCCGTGATCCCGAGGTGTTGAAGATGCATATCCCGATGAGCCACCGCTTCCTGCCTGTCTGGCAACGCGGGCCGCTGGTGTTCGACATTCCCGGCATCTTCCGTCTCGGCGGCGTCGAGATTAGGCTCCCCGCAGCCATGAGATACTTGGATGGCGTGTAGTATTTAGACGGAATGTCCGTCATGATGGGCCTCCAATGGAGGTCGAATCATGGCTCGGGATTACGTCTACGGTCGCACGTGTTCGGTTGATGGGTGCGGCAAGAAGCATGATGCGCACGGCTATTGCAGTGTGCATCGCCAGAGGTGGCAACGGTTTGGCGATCCGCTGCGTGAGAACGTCACCGCGTCGGACGGCGAACCAACTTTCTTTCTGGAAAAGGCGCTTCGTTGGCGAAGCAACGCTTGTTTGATCTGGCCTTTTTCGCGCGACAACAAAGGTTACGCGAGGATCGCAACGGTCAAACGAGACGGCAGAAAAGTACCAGCCCGTGTAAACCGTGTTATCTGTCTACGAGTGCACGGCAAGCCACCAACGCGAAAGCATGAGGCGGCTCATAGTTGCGGGAAAGGTCATCTCGGCTGCATCAGCCCGAAGCATCTGGAATGGAAGACCCATCGCGAAAACTGTCTCGATAAAATCATTCATGGCACATCAAGGAGAACGTAAATGGCGAAGATCAAGAATACCGGCGGCCAGCCGCGCGGCTTTAACACCGAGGACGGCGGCCACGTGGTTGTCCGTCCCGGCGAGGAAAAAGAGTTCAACATGTCTGAGGCAGACTTCAAACATCTGCAGCAGACCTTGGAGAACCACGACGATCCGAAGCCGTTCGAGGTTTCGGGCAGTCACGGCGGCGTCAAGGCCGAGAAGAAGAAGAAGGGCGAGGACGATGTCGAGATGCCCGCGCAATCGACCGAGCCTCCGACGCCATCAGGTGAAGCGGTTGCGGCGCCCACGGTGACGCCGATGACGGAGAAGGAGCGGCGCGAGCGTGAAGAGAAGACGCGCGGCGCCGCGCCGACGGCGAAGAAGGCCGACGACGACGAACGGACCGCACACCGAGGGCGCTGACATGGCGATCACCACGATCATGCCACCCACCATCGCCGAATTCCGGGCCGCGTTTCCGGAATTCGCATCGGCCAGCGATGACCAAGTTCAAATGGCCATCGATACGGCGATGACGTGGGTGGACGTTTGGTGGTTTTGGCCTGACGCAAAGCTCGCCGTGATGTATGCAGCCGCGCATTATCTCTGGCTGCATGACAAGGCGAGCGGCGGATTGATCACGGGCGGCGGCGGCAGCGGCGGTGGCACGCCGCCCGTGATCGATAGCGAAGCTGGATTGATCTGGGTGAAGAGCGTTCGCTTTCGCGATCGTTCGGTGACCTATGATCGCGTCAGTGGTGCGGCGGGTGGCGAGTCCAGCAAGACCGAGCACATCACCTCCTCGTCCGAGGACTTCTGGAATTCCTCGCCCTACGGGCAACTCTATCTTTCGTTTCGCAGGCGCAACGTCCCACATGTGGCGGTGATATAAATGGAATATTCCCTCCCGGTAAAACGCGCGCGCATGACGGTGACGCTCAACGCCATCGATGGCGGCGGCTCGCCCGGCGTGATCGAGTTGCGCAACGCCGAGCGCGTGATCCTGTGCACGCTGTTGCTGCCGATGCCGAGCTTCTACCTCGTTGGCGACGATCTGGTGATGACGGCGCCGGTCACCGGCTTCGTCGCGATCGAGGGCATGGCCACGCTCGCCACCATCTCGGACGGCGCGGGCAATGTCATCATCGATGAGATGACGGTGGGCGTCGATGTCACGCCGGACCAGATCCACGATTTCGAAATTGTGCTGGACGACAACGCGCTGTTGGTCGGCAAGCAAGTGACTATTGTCTCTGCAACCATCGAGCACGGCTAACATGGCGACCGTCAACGACAGCAAGCCGGTAGATTTCCGCGTCGATAGCGTGTTCGGCGAACCTGTTGTGCTGAAACCGATGCGGACGGAAAAGAGCGGCTACCGTGCGAGCGTGCCTGATCCGGACCGCGTCGAGGTGATCGCAACGGGGATCTTCGATACCACGCGCGGCGCCACCGAGGGCGTGGGCGGGCCAATGATCACGCGGCAAGCGACGGTGGACACGATGCTGTCGATCCGGCACGAGCCGATTCTGCAGTGCGATTTGAAGAAGGGCGATCGCGTGTTCTTCCCTGATCGCAACCAGACGCACGAGGTCACATTCATTCATCCCGATTATAGCGGGCGGTGGGATGTGCACATGGTTCGCGTGCTGGAAGATTGAAGTGTGAGGGCGAGATCACGGCACAGACTACATGGGCTTCAGGATGGATGAGGCCAAACCACTGATCCCGCCCTCACCCTTCGACCATACAAGGATGCTTGATGTCTGTCATCAGAATGTTGACCCGGCTCACAGCAGTGGCGGCCTTGCGCGGTCAGACTTGGGCTGATAAGCGCGTATTTGATTCGGACAACACGCCGCTGTCGCAGGCGCTGATGCTCAACGAAGCGGCCAAGCCGTACATCGTCGTGTACACCGACGCGGATAACCGCAGCGAGCAGAACGGGACAGACATCTACGGCATGCGCCGCGAGCTCGCGCTGGTGCTGGAGATCGGTGTCGCCTCCAAGGTCGAGGGCGTCACAGGCGATGCGCAGATCAAGATCCCGCTGACGGATGAGGGTATGGAGCTCGCGCTTGACATGGTCGAAACGCAGGCGCTGGCGGCGCTGTGGGGCGATCCGCAGAACGAGTGGGCCGAACTGCTCAAGGGTTTCGTGCTGCGGATCGAGCGGCTGACCGGCCAGAGGGGCGCCAGTAGCGACCGCGACCGTAGGTGGGCAGCGCGACAAGTTTCAATCGTGTGTGACGTGATCAGCGATCTGCCGCCGGGCGAGCCGATCCCAGAGGATCACCCGATCATGCAGTTTGTCGAAACCTCCAACAGGCACCCGGAAGCCGACATGGAGCATGTTGCAGAGATCTGTACGGCGCTTGCCTCGCGCGAGGGGGCGCCGGAATGGGAGCGGGTGCAAGCTGCATTAGGTGTGCGTCGGCTCGGGCTGCGCGCCATTGGGCTCGCTCCGCTTGCCTCCAGCATGGTGCCCTTCGCAACGCAGTACGGTGACGATCTCACCGACAAGCAAGGCGGGGCGCCGATTGTTCGCAAGATCGGGTTTGATGACATCGATATGGAAAAGAACGAGGACGTCGGTCTGGTCGATGAGCAGACCATCGAGACCAACGTGGCCACCACGGTGCCGATCGAGAAGAAGGACAAAGCCGTCGCCGATGGCGAGGTCGAATGAAGATCAAGATCGACACCAGCGCCGTTGAAGAATATTCGCGGAAGCTGGACAGGGCGGAGAAGGCGACGAAGCCAATCATCTCGGTCGGTCTCAATGAAGTCGGTGACGGTCTGGTTTCCATTCTCGCCCGGGACATCTCCAAGGAAACCGGGCTCGCTGTCGAGCAAGTGCGCGGCCTGATGCGGGTGAAGCGCGCGACCAAGAACGATTTGAAATACGATATCGTCGTCAACAACCGGCTTCTGGAAGACGACCCGACCACGCTGGAGGGGCGCCGCGAGAGCCGCGACTTCGGCACCCAACGCCCCAAGACGCTGGTGATCATCGTCAATCAGGATGACGACCTTGTTTGCCAAGACTGTGAAGAGCTCGCCGCTGCAGGCCCGATGCCGATCGAGGCCGCGCGCGAGCACATCCCGAAGCATCCGCACTGCCGATGCGTGATCATGCCGTACGCACCGAAGGGCAAGCGCCTGCCGGTGACGATGTCCACCACGAGCGGCACCAGCCCGTCGCAACGATCAGGCCAGCGACAGAACCGCGACGTCACGCTGCGCCAGATGGCGCAGGAGATCCTGAAGAAGATGACGACGAAGATCCAAATCGAATTGAAGTGAGGCGCGCATGGCCGACGACTACCAGCGCTTGCTTGGACAGATCGCGGATCTGCGGCGACAGATGTCGCAACAGACGCAGAAGGGCACCGTGCATGAGGTCAAGGGCACCAAGCTCCGCATGAGCCTCGGCAAGGACAAGGACGGAAAAGACATCCTCTCTCCGTGGCTCAACACGAACAACATGAGGGGCGGCGCCAGAGAGCAGCGGTTTTACAAGAAGGGACAGAACCTTTCCATCTTCTCGCCCGGCGGTGACATCTCTCAGGGGATGCTCATGCCCTACGCACCCAACAAGGATTTCAAGACGCCCGAGCATGCCGACGGCTCGGGGCAGGACGAGGAGAGCTATCAGCTAGACGATCTGCGCGGCAAGACCACCAAGGACGGTCACGATCACTGGCTGCAGCCCGATGACGACAAGAAGCAGGAAGGCCAGCAATCCGGCGGGCAAAGCGGCAGCGGTGGTGGCGGCGGCGGACAGAAGCAACAGAAAAAAGGGCACGTCGGCGGCGATAAAGCTGTGATGAAAGCTCGGATGAACAAAGATGGCGGCCACACCTTCCGCGTCGGAAAAGATTCGCGCGTCGCCTCGCACAAAGATGGCGCGAAGATCCGAATGGGGAGTGACTGGGTGGTGGTCGCCAAGGGTAAGATCATTTTCTCGCAGCCGCCGATTCTCGGCAAAGACCCTATCAAGAACGACGACGCGTAAATCTCAACAGGAGAGGCCAACATGGCAGCAATGGTTAGAACTCCCCGCATTCTGCAGAAGTTTTATCTCTACGATCCCAATGTCTCCGACACCTTCGGCGGCCTGCGCGTGCTGCAGGACAGGGACGACAAGGGCAATCCGAAGGACGATACCAACCACGTGCTCGCGGTGACGCAGCAAGTTCAATATTGGATCGATCAGGGCATCGTCGGCGAGAAGCCGGTCGGGGAAATCAGCGCAGCGCACAAGAAGTTGCTCGGGCAGATCACGCGCGGGCGCAGCGAAGACAACGACGCCCGACCCGGGCGCATCCCGCGATACGATCGCAAGATCCAGTCCGGTCATCCGGGGATGGCTGGCCAGCCCGCAAAACTCACGCGCAGCCTTCGCCGCAAGGCCGCATCGAAGGGCAAGAACGGCAAGCCGAAAGCCGAACAGAAGGCCGAGACGAAGAGCGCGGCAGCGACGACTTCGAAGGCCTGATCGATGGCGGGGGATTACGTCTACGATCCAACGCTCGACATGTGGCCGGATCTCAGATTTGGCCGCATCGTCCTCAATCCCGTGCGCATCGGTATGGATCGATATACCGGGAAGGTTCTCACCGGGTGGGATCACGTCATCCAATCGATGCTCCTGATCTTCTCCACGAAGTATCACGAGCGCGTGCTGCGGCGCTGGGTCGGTTGCTACGTGCCGCATCTGATCGGCGAGAACGCGACCGAGACGACGATCTGCAGATTTTATTGGGCGATCGCCACCGCGCTCGATCTGCACGAACCGAACTACCGCATTCAGCGCGTGCGCACGGGCGTGCGTGGTGATGGCTCAATGCTGACGTCGCCGGAGGAGCTCCGCACTGGCAAGCTCACCACGGCGATGGAAGGCGTCTACCGACCACGCGGCCACCTCGGCAACAACGACCCGCAAGTCAGGCGCGCAGTTGGTCTGGTCTCGCGCGGCTATAACATCTGGGAACGCCAAGCGGGTTACATCGCTGGCGCACCTCCCGGCGGCATCGGCACCACACCTAACATCCCGCCCGGGAGCGCACTATGAGCGACACCAGTTTCGGCAACATCTCGCAGGCAGGGCAGGCGCTGGCTGACCGGCTGACCGATCGCATCTCGGTCATCCTGCCTGCGAATCTGCAGCCGATGATCGTGCTGGAGAAGATCGACGTCGAGGCGATCCTCTCCGAGCGGATGGGGCGGCTGAAGCAACTGTGGGCATATTACGATCCGCCAACGGCGGCGCAGTATGACGTCGAGAACCTTGAGTTCGATCCGATCAAGATCAACCAAGAGGCCTGCTCGTATTTCGAGTTGATGTTGCGCGACCGCGTCAATCAGGCGGCGCGCTCGGTCACGCTGGCCTATGCGATCGGCACCGATCTCGACGCCATTGCATCGCGCTATCCCGGCGGCGTGCCTCGCCTGCCGAACGAAAGCGACGATCGCTACCGGCGCCGGATCTGGCTCTCGCCGAACACGCTGAGCCCGCACGGCACGGCGGAGGCGTACGAATTCTGGGCGCTAACCGCGATGCCGAGCCTGCGCGATGTCACCGCGATCCGCAGTGTTCAACATGACTACTACCCGACAATTCTGATCACGTGTCTGAAAGAGCCGCCCGCCGATCCGAAGCCGACCGATCAGGAGTTGGTGACGATCCGCGCGTACATTCAATCGCTGTCACGGCAGGGGCTCACCGACGTGATCTCGGTCAATCCACCGAAGATCCGCGAGATCGAGTACAAGCTCGACATCTGGTTCTATCCCGGCGCCAACGCCGACACGACGATGAAGCAGATCGTCAACAACCTCGCGACGCTGGTCAACGATCAGTACTGGTTAGGCCACGATCACACCCACACCGCGATCCATGCCGCGTGTCGTCTGACCGGCGTGCATCACGTCGATATCCTCTTGCCTGAAGACGACGTGTTTGTGGCGATGGATTGGGTCATCAAGGTCACGCAAGTCACCGTGCGCAATGCTGGACGTGCCCTATGAGCAGCGACATCGTCACCGAAGGGATCATCCAATATCCCGGTGCGAAGTTGCTCTATCGTGCGGCGTCAGGCCTCGAAAAGGCGATGGCCGACGCCGCACGATAG